ATGATTGTCTAATTGTGGATGCTGAGATAGGATTACCATTTTTATATAGTTCCGGATCGATATTAACATTCATTTCCGTTGCATCGATTCCTGCAGGTATTTTACGCCCAGCTTTATCACCAATTGTTTTGTATTTATCTACATTTGGAATAAAATCTTTTGTTCGCACATAATCATCTCCTTTAGTAGAAGCCGCCATTGCATAACGACCGGTTGCATCTTCTGGCAATGCAAACAAATATTCATATGCAGCCATTATTGGAGAATTAAATTCAGTTGGTTGCATTACAATTTTATTGTTTGAATTCAACAAATTAAATATTTCAGCACTCTTTTCGCGTGTTATTCCATCTCTGTCTTTTGGACCTATCAATAATCTAACCTGTTCAACATTAGGATCTTGTGCATATCGTTGAGCCAAAGCCATATGAGCTCCGGTAATTGGTTTAAATCCGCCAGGAAAAAGTACTATTATTTTGTTCATTATATTGTCTCTTTTATATAAATATTTGTTTACTAGAATCTAGCTGTAATTATTAACGAATTGGGGTTGCTGGTGGAATTATACTACCGCCAACGCCTCTACTTGCTCGATATACAAAGTTTTTAAATTTTACAGTTGCTGACGGTGACGGACTGGCCGGAGAAACATATATAACACTTCGGATTCTACAATACATGCCTTGTCGATCTTCTATTTGAAGACTAGTTAAATCATAATTACGTACACCGGATGTATAGTTAGGTGCAACAGTGTTCGATATACCGGATTTAGAACCAATGGATATTTCGTCGTTGTATACTTCATATACAGATGTTGCTGAATTATTATTTGATGCTTGCAAACTACCGGTAGAAATATAATGTTTAATAGTTACAATACCAGAATTTGCATATGGAACTCCAGCAGAATTATCTAGTTCAGCCATATATGAAAATTGTATTCGGGTTTCGCCTGGCAATAAAAAAGTTTCAAATATACTAGATGTTATTCCATTATATTCAGTACCGCTTATAGCTCCGGTAGTAGTAGAAATTTCTGCAGGACTATAATATAATATTCGTCCAATATTGACAGCATCAGCATATTCACTATTTGAATCAAATAACACGTTAGGACCATTAACAATTATTAATCCAGAAGCTGTTACACTTCCATTTGGATTAAGATGAAATGCACTAGATGAAATTTCTATATTTCCATTGCTACCACTTAAAAAATTAACCGGTGCGGTTTGTGATCCTAGAAAGAATGTTTTTGTTCGAACATCTAACTCTGAAGGATTTGTTGCATATCTAAAATAATTGTCAGTATTTGCATATAATTCTAATCCTACTCCGCTATATGGTACCCCATCCTTTGTTCCAGCTGAACTTGGCATTGCGGATCCACTCCACAATAAAAATCCGGAATAACCAGCATTGAATCCTTCATAACCCAATGATCTAATAAATCCAGAATTAGGATATCCGCTAATTGCAACTCCGCTATTTAAACTATCTGCTACATATAATGATCCAGTAAGCATAGAATAATTTCCATCGACATATCGATTTCCACCTTCCCAATCCAAATTATTAATATAATTCAATTGTTTACTTTTTACACCAGCAACATTGTAATATTCTATTTTAAATGTAAGCTGATTATCTATTTTATGGGCAGTGGGCACTAGTGCTTTTAATCTGGTATAATTAGGTGTGTATCCGGAATCGTTATCCGTAGTAGTTCGTATATCAGAAATTTGCCACTCTCCTGACTCTATAACAAATAACAAAGTTCCTTGGCCGGTGGCATCTGCTTCAAAATTAAATACTTGATCGTCATATCGTTTCGACGTTGAATCTAATTCAATAATACCAATACGTTTACCCATTGTTTTAGGTAATGCTTGATTGTATAGATCTGTTACATTGTAATTAAATGCACTACCAGACAGATAAACAGAAATTTTAGGATTTTGATTTGCACTATAAATACTACGTGTACCAATAGCATCGAACGTTACTTTATATGCTGATTTTTCTAAAAATAATCCTGGATATGCATCATTGATTTGAACTACATGTACTGCATCATTTTGAGATATATCAGTTGTACTAGTTATAATCATTGAATTATCCATATCAGCTGATGAATATGTCAATGTCGGCGCAGCTGGTTCAACTGTTCCTATATATGTATGTGCGGTCCAATATGTATTGATTACTGTTTGTGAATCAATTGTTCCTATAGATTTGTCTGGAAACATGGAACCGGTGTTGTTAACAAATATTTCAGTTTCAGTTAATTCAACATCTATAATAGATTCCCAGGTACCAACCGTACCATTGTTATTCATATACATTTTAATACGGGAAACATCGCCAGTTGCTGGTTGCAATCCTTCTATTTCAACCAATGCATATGATTCCGAATTTTGTGTTTCAGTGTATGCTGGAGTTGCTTCATAGTCTAATGAAAATGCAGAATCATCAAATTGATTATAAGTATGTGTTGAAATACTTTGACTGCTATAAACTATGTATTCTGAATCTAGTAACGCAGTTGTCGGTGTTAATATCTTTTTTACTGCAGATGTGTATTGAACCGATCCAGGTACATATGTTGCGCTAGGAGTTGGATTAACAGGTGCAGCTACTGTTATAGTACCTGTTCGCATATCCGAAGTAAATGTTCCACCGGTTAATTCAATTGCCGGTTGTCCATTCTTTGCAAAGTATTTAACTGTTCCTGTCGAATATGTTGGGAATTGACCTCCTGTATACGTTCGATCTAAATGTGCAGCTACCTGTTCACGTACTCGAATTACCGGTAACGTTTCAAATATAATTTCACTATCATTAGATACCGTAGGATTGATTGCTAAAGTACGAGACCATTTAATATTAGGTCGACCTTGCCATTCAGCAGGTACGGGTTGATTGTTAATAACAGCAGCTTCTGCCATCAATGTAACTGTACAATCACCAGGAGACGAATCAGGATATATATAAATTGCAACTACGCGAGATTTATCTTCTTCAATATAATCTATAATTTCATAGTAAACTGGATTGTTATTATAATCCAATACTTCTAAATTTAGATAACCACCAACCTTTAAATTGGTTGGATGACCTTTCAATTTAAACAAATTCTTTCCAGCAGTTAATCGTATTGGAAATTCAGTAATTTGAAAATAGTCAGGCGATGTTAAGGACGAATCTTCATAATAAACATTATTATATTGTAATCCTTTATATATAGCTGTTTTTTGTTCCATTAACCGATATTCTTTTAATAATAAATATCAACTATGGCAAATCTGGCTGAATTTATTTATTTTATTAACTTCAATTAAGTTGTCAACCATATCTCGCATAGTGTCAACGTGTGATATAATAATACAGAAATCAAATTTGGTACGGAAATATTCAAACAAATTAACAACTGACGAAATATGTTCGGCATCTAAACTACCCCAACCTTCATCAATTGCAATAAAATTAGGACGAGGTAATGCCGATACATTGATTAATGCAATACGTATTGCCAATGATGATATAAATCTTTCCATTCCGCTAGTTAATTCTAAAGGCCAAAAATTATCTTCATCATAAATAATATATCCATTAATATTCTTACCATCACTTTGCAATACCATGTTAAAATCAACAACTTGATTCAACACATTGTTAATTTCAATCTCAATTTTAGGCATAGCTTTAGAAATTAATTCGTAAGGAACACCATCTCGTTTAACTGAATCTAAATAATATTCATATGCCTTATATTCAATTTCTAATTTACGATATTTTTCTAATTGAGTAATAGATGTAGATTTATTTATTTTTGCTACTTCAATCAATCCATGTTTACTTCGTATCGATTCATTGATATCTTTAATTAACAAATTGATTTTATCGATCGATTGTTTATGTGTATTAATTTCCAAATCAACCAGCTTGTTATGTTTAATTGCTGATTCATTTGCTCGAAATGATTCTTGTCGTTCCAATGAAGTTTCTAATTCAGATTCTCTAGTTTGCAATTCATTTTCAATAATTTGAAGTTGCAATTCCTGTTTTTCAATTTCAGTACCTTTAAGTTGATGTTGCAATTTATATTTTTGCAATTCACCGTAAGCAGTAGCCGATTCTAATAATTCGTCTGATAAAATATTCAATTGGATCAATTCAATTCTTAAAATATTTAATATCTGCAGATCTGCACTAATCGTGTTTTGAGCCTCAATTGCATTTTGAACGAATATGTTAGATGAACAGTATTGGCAGTCCGGATCATATTCATGTTCGGATAGATGATCAATTTTTTCTTGTTTTGCATCACAAATTCCTTGTTGCTGTTCCACTTTCAATCGCAAATCTTTTATTTGTGTTTCATACGATTCTAATTGCTCGACATTTGTTTTTAGTTGTGTTTCATTATAACCTCGAATATTCTTTTTCAATGTTAAATATTCAGTAGTTAGTGTATCTAACTTAGTTTCAGCTACATCGATATCTTGTTGAAGAGTTGATATAGTTGCAGTTAAATCAGTTTCGGTAGTTTCTAATTCAGTAATATCTGGTCCTATGTAGCTAGTTGGTTGTTTAGTTTCGATCAATGAAAGAATGGCATTCTGCGAACTGTTTCTTTGTTCTTGCAATTCATCTTCGCTAGCTTCTAAATCATCAATTGATTTTTGATTTCCAGTAATAACGGTATCAGCATCATTAATAATGATATCGAAATCAGTCTTTTTATATTCTTTTAATTTGCCGGAAGTTTCTTTTATTTCTTCATTTGCTAATTGATATAGTTGTTCAAACACAGTTATATCTAAAAACTGAGATAATAAATCTTTTCGTTCTCGTTGTGATTTTTCTATAAAATTGTTATTATCTGCTTGCAGTGAAAATGCTGTTAAAATAAAATCATCATATGTACCTAAATACCTTCTAATGTTTTTATTTGTTTCACTACGCTCTTCACCGTTTAAATTTTCTGAATTGGCTGAAAAATTAACATTCACTTTAACATGTCCATTTTTTTGTTTGATGCCTTCTCGCAGAATTGTATAAATAATACCATTCATTTCAAAAACAAATTTGCCGGAGAATGCAGATTTCTTGTTGTTCAACACTTCGTGTGCTTTACCCGTTTTACTACATTTATCAAATATAGTATAAGTAATTGCATCTAGCAATGATGACTTACCAGATGTGTTTGCAGCAAATAGTCCACACACATCTTGCATATTTTGAAAATTAACTGTATTG